ATGTAAATCCATATGATCAGGGACCAGTTGGTATTAATGCAAAGAAACATTCTGCACCATCTGCTGAAACAAATGGTGTTAAAGCACATGATTTTGCACCACCTAAAAAGAATTTTGCTTCAGCTGGGAAGACTATTCCAACTCAAACGCATATTGCCAAATCTCATGAACTTAAACAAAATAATAAAACTGCACCATCTGCTGAAACAAATGGTGTTAAAGCACATGATTTTGAACCACCTAAAAAGTATAAGCAAAACGAAGAATTTGAAGTAAACGAGAACCTTGAGAACATTCTAGTACATGCATGGAACAAGGATGCAGTAAATCTACGTGATGCTCTTGATTCAGAAATGCAGTCACGTATCTCAGATCATGTTGATTCAATGGTTGCTGATGTTTCTGCTAGACTTTTTAATCCATCAAACGAAGAACACGAAGGATAATCAACAATGGCAAAGTCAATACTCAGCACTATTGGTTCTATTATGGAAGTTGCACAGCCTCTTTCACAGGGTGAACAGAACTTCAAGGCACTTCATGGCGATCTAAAGCCAACAAATAGAGATATTGTGCCTGGAGTTACTGACCAAGATTTCCTTTTCAATGGTGGTCCACGTAAGATGGACCCTCCAACTGCATCATATGAAAATGGTGAAGATGATGAATCTAAGGAAGTATACGACAAGAACCTTAAAGTTAAAAATGATTATCCAGAGAAAGATAAGGATATGAAGGAAGAAGTTGAATCTTTTGAAGAAGGATTTGATGTTGGTAAGTTATATCATATCCAACATAAAGATGGCGAACGTGGTTATTTTATTCCTAAAGAAAAGCAAAAAAATGGAAAATATAAGGGGTTGCAGTTTGACCAAGGTGCGGCAGGACGCAGCGCAAAGAAACCAACTACAGCATCTTACGACTATCATCATAAATGGGTACAAACACCTACTGATGAAATACCATCTCATATTTCCAGCCATATTAAAGAAGAAGTTGAAGCTGTTGATGAAGCCATGAAGGGTGAAGATGAATATAATGCTCGTTATGGTAAGGGTGGAAAGAAGAAGCCCGCACTTGATCCAGTTGGAAAAGAAGATTCTGATGTAAATAATGACGGTAAGGTTGATTCATCTGATTCTTATCTAAAGAACAGAAGAGAAGTTGTTGGCAAGTATCTTAAGAAGGAAGAAGCAGTTGCTGAAGCCATGAAGGGCGAAGACGAATACAACAAGCGTTATGGTGCTGGTGGCAAGAAGAAGCCTGATCCAACTAAGGATAAGCCAAAGGCAAAGACTGATTGGAAAGAACTTCTTACAAGAAAGAAGGAAGTTTCTGAAGAAGTAGAAGACATTGAAGAAAATGTATTTTCACATGTTAAATCATTCAAGATTGGTGATTATATGACTTCAGTTCATGAAGATATCTATGGCACTTTCGTTGTAATTAATCCTGTATCTGATGATGAATATTTCACAGAAGATTATGATGATGCATGTAATACTGCTAAGGCAATGCTAAGATATACTGTTATGAATAGTCCAGAACAACAGGCAATTGAAGAAGCTAAGAAAGAAAAGGTTGACGTTGAAAAGGCTATGTATGCTCGTTATACAGCTGGTAAGTTCACCAAGAAGCCTAACCCTGATAAAAAAAAAGTTGAAGGATCAGTGAAAGAAGAAACTTTTGAAGAAGGTGCTAAAGTTGATCGTATGGAAAAGCACATCGAAAAGAGTGAGATTGAAGCTGGTAAATCACCAAAAGTAGCTAAAGGAATTGCATGGGCTACAATGAATAAGCGTGGTCTTTTGAAGCGTGAAGAAGTAGAATCTATTGACGAATCGAAACTTGGATATCATCAGTTTGATGTTGAGTATGAAAAGAAGAAGTATTCTGGCGATCCTGATACTGTAAAGAAATCAGAAACTTATAAGATTCCAAAAGAATTTAATGGTCAGACAGTAGGTTCACATAATAGTATAATGAATCGTATTAAGGGTCATCCTGAGAGTGCTGCTATTCATAACAAGCATAAAGCTGCTGGTTTCAATGTTAGTGAAAAGCCAATCAAGTTTAAAGGCGTAAATGAAAATACGCAGATTGATGAAATTTCTACAAGAACAGCATTAAGTTATGCTTCTAAAGCAGGAGATTCACAAGATAAGCTTGATACAACTACTGATTCTGGACATAGAAAATTTTGGAATAGACAAAAAGGACAAGCTTTAGCACTTGATAAGATTCATCCAGAGTGGAATCGTACAAAGGCTAAGGTTGGAACTACTAGACAGAATCCAAATGCTGCTAAGGATGCACAAACAAAAGCTAAAGAACTTGCAGATCAAGGTCATGATGCTCAAAGAGTTGGTGATGAACAAGGCATGAGAAGAAAATTTGCTGATATGGCTCTTCAGAAGTTGAAGATCAAATCAGCAATGAAGAATGAAGAAGTTCTTGATGAAACAGAATTTAAAAAAGATGATCTAGAAAGAGCAGCCGCTGCTTTGGAAAGAACAAAAGAAGCAAATAAATCAAAAAATCTTAAGCAAGAGCCTGATCTAAACAAAAGAGCACAAAATTTTATTAGACAAGGATTTCTTCAGAAGCAATTGACTTATATGAGAGGACGCATTGCACAAAATGCTCCTAGAACAGAAGAAGTTGAATTAGATGAAGCTGGTCAAGATAAAAATTATCATGAATTTTGGGCTGAAAGAACTAGAAGAAAAATTGGTGTTCTTAAGCAAAAAGGAAAGCCAGTTCCAGCTGATCTTTTATCAAAATTGAAGAAGCATCAACAGGCACTTACTCAAATCAAATCTGGTAGAGTATCACAAGTCGCTGCTGAATCTGCTGATGTAAGAACATTGAATACTGCTACTCGTGATATCAAGACAACAACAAAAATTAATCCAGAAGGAAGAGTAGTAATTGTAAAGCGTAAAATGCCAAGAACAGAAATTGAAATTGGTAAAAAAACTTCTGCATTACCACAAATTGGTGAAGCTGCATATTCTGCAAAAGCTGGCGCAGCTGGAAAAGATTTAGGTAAAAAAGGAAAAAACTTTGAAAAAATTGCTTCAAAAGCTGCTAAAGAATATGGTTCAAAAGAATCTGGTGAAAAAGTAGCTGGTGCAGTTCTTGGTAAGATTCGTGCAAAACATATGCCTGAATCAATCAATAAAGTAAATATGATGCAAGCAAGCGTTGATAAAATGAGAAGCGATCCTCTTGCACCAAAAACAAAGATCAAATTACCTCCTTCACAAGGATATAAGTCTATTGGTGGTGAAGATCAAGTCCATGCTAACATGGCAGAAGAAAAGCTAAATAGATTATATGAAAGTCTTTCAGAGAAAAATAAAGTAAAATTTATGGAAAAGCTAGAGACTCAAGACGGTACAAAGCAACTAATTAAGTTTGCAGAAGAACAAGGATTTTAAAGATGATGATCGTCAAACCTTTAGGTATAACACAAGTTGCTAATACCACAGTTGGAGCAAATACTTTTGGTAATTCTACTTTGATAAGAGTTACACATGCCAGTGCTTTAACCACTTCTGCTACTATTAATTGCTATTATACAAACAATGCAATTAGGTACAGCACAGAAATTATTGGTGGTTCAAGTATGATTTTAGAAAAAGGTGCTACAGACAAAGTGAATTGTTCATCGACTGATCTTAGCGTTCATATTGTGCCCATAGCATACAAGAATTAAGGAACTAAGAAAATGAAACTCATCACAGAACTAAACGAAAATATGAAATTCGTTACAGAAGAAGGAAGAGAAGGTCAAAAGACAATGTATATTGTCGGACCTTTTATTCAGACTGAACAGAAGAATAGAAACAATCGTATGTATAGATGCGAATCAGTTTCTCGTGAAGTAAAGCGTTATGTAGAAAATTATGTCGATAAAAATAGAGCATTAGGTGAACTAGGTCATCCAGATGGTCCTTCTATTAATCTTGATAGAGTTTCACATTGCATTGTAAGTCTTAAACAAGAAGGTAATGACTTCATGGGTAAGGCAAAGCTTCTAAATACTCCAATGGGAACTATTGCTCGTAATCTTATTGAGAATGGTGTTCAGCTTGGTGTTTCTACCAGAGGTATGGGATCAATTGTAGAAGAAAATGGTATCCATATTGTTCAGGATGATTTCTATCTTGCTACAGCTGGTGATATTGTTGCTGATCCATCCGCTCCTGATGCTTTCGTAAATGGCATCATGGAAGGCGTTGATTGGATTTGGGACAATGGACTAATTAAGGCGCAGAAGGTAGAAGCTGCCAAAGCACATATTAATGAAGTGGCTGCAAAAGTTACTGTCACTCATTCTAAGAAAGACCTTGAAGAAGCACAGCTGAGAGTATTTCAGCATCTAATTTCAAATTTTTAAAAAGCATAAATAATTTATATACAAAATTTTAAGGAGAAACTTAATGTCTGACGAACTAAACAACATTGAAGAGGTAGAGGAAATCAATCTTGACGAAGATGCTGCTGCATCTAATCAAGCAACTCTTGCTATGAAGCCAACGAACGTATCTCGTTCTGACTTGATTTCAAGAATGGTATCTTATGCTTCACAACTAAACAAGGACGACCTTTCACAGGTAATGGTAGATATGGGTGTTCCAGAGAACGATGAGATTTATGCTAATAATTCTCGTTTAGCAACTGGTGACATGTCTGCAAAGAACAAGGCTACTATTAAGTCAAGCAATGCTATTAAGGAAGACCTTGCTCTTCTTTTTGGTGATTCATCTGATCTTTCAGAGGATTTCAGACTTAAGGTTAGCACACTATTCGAAGCAGCTGTTTCAACAAGAGTTGAAATTGAAAATGCTCGTCTAGAAGAAGAATTCGAAGCAAAGCTTGAAGAGTCATATAATGAAATCAAGGTTGACATGATGGAAAATATTGATTCATATCTTAACTATGCAGTAGCAGAGTGGATTGAAGAGAACAAGCTTGCAGTACAAAACAATATCCGCACTCAAGTAACCGAATCATTCCTTTCAGGATTGAAGGGTCTATTTGAAGAGCATTATGTTGAAATTCCTGATGACAAGGCTGACATTGTTGAATCAATGGCTGAACGCATTGAAGAGCTAGAAGAGCTTGTTAATGAGACTACAGCTGATAATATCGAACTTTCTAAGATTGTAAATGAAAAGGAAGTAAGAGAAATTTCATCAGGTCTTTCAGAGGGGATGACATCAACTCAGAAGGATAAGTTTAGCAAGCTTGTAGAAGCTGTTGACTATTCTGATGCAGTAGAATTTCGTAAGAAGGCAAATATCATCAAGGAAACATACTTCACTACTAAGTCTGAAGTAAAGGTTGTTGCTGATCAGCTTATTAATGAAAGTATTGATGAGCCAGAAGTTAAGTCAACTTCTATGGATTCAGCTATGAACATGTACGTTTCTTCGCTTTCTAAAACAATTAAAAAGTAAATTTTTATAAATAATATTACACAAATAACTTTCTTAAGGAGAAAATAAATGAATATTCTAAATGAAGACTTAATTGCTAAGTGGAAGCCCCTTCTTGAACATCCTGATCTACCTAAGATCACAGATGTACATCGTCGTAATACAACTGCTGTTCTTCTTGAGAACACAGAGAAGTCAATCCGTGAACAAGCTTCTTTTAATCCACAGTCACTTATTGAAACTGGTTCACCAACTAATGCTGCTGGTACTGGTGGTTTTGGTGGTGCTGGTGGTGCTGGCGTTGCTGGTTACGATCCAATTCTTATTTCTTTGATTCGTCGTTCTGTACCTAACCTTATTGCTTATGATATCTGCGGCGTTCAGCCAATGACTGGTCCTACTGGACTTATCTTCGCAATGCGTTCACAGTATGCAACTCCTGGTTCAAAGGGAACTGAAACATTCTATGACGAAGTAAATACACAGAAGTCATCTTCTCCTGGGTTTACTGGTTCAATTGGTACTGGTCATGTTGGTACTGTTCCATCAGGTTCAGGTGATACTTATAACTTCAAGAATGGTATGACTACTGGTTATGCAGAAGCTCTTGGTGATGGAACTAATACATTCCCAGAAATGGCTTTCAGCATTGACAAGGTTTCTGTAACTGCTCGTAGCCGTGCACTCAAGGCAGAATACACTATGGAACTTTCTCAGGACTTGAAGGCTGTTCATGGTCTTGATGCTGAGACAGAACTTGCTAACATTCTTCAGTCAGAAATCATGGCTGAAATCAATCGTGAAGTAGTTCGTACTATTAACCTTTCAGCTGTAACTGGTGCATCTTCAGGCACTACTACTTCTGGTGTATTCGATCTTGATACCGATTCAAATGGTCGTTGGTCAGTAGAAAAGTTCAAGGGTCTTATGTTCCAGCTTGAGCGTGAAGCTAACCAAATTGCTAAGGATACTCGTCGTGGCAAGGGTAACATCATCATCTGTTCTTCTGACGTAGCTTCTGCTCTTCAGATGGCTGGTGTTCTTGATTACACTCCTGCTCTTAATTCAAATAATCTACAGGTTGATGATACTGGCAATACTTTCGCTGGTGTTCTTAATGGTCGTTTCCGTGTTTACATTGATCCATATACTACTGGTAACTATGCTACCATTGGTTATAAGGGTTCAAATGCATTTGACGCTGGTATCTTCTATTGCCCATACGTTCCTCTACAGATGGTTCGTGCAGTTGGACAAGATACATTCCAGCCAAAGATTGGATTCAAGACTCGTTATGGCATGGTCGCAAACCCATTCGCCAAGTCAGTTGTTGGAGCCCCTGATCTTTCAGACGGAACTATCACTGTCAACTCAAACGCCTACTATCGTAGAGTTCTTATTACCAACATCATGTAATAAGAACCCCGCTGAATCAAAGGCGGGGAATTACAAGACGGTTTCAAGCCGCAAACTTAAGGGGAGCTTTTTGCTCCCCTTTTTTATTTCTCTGCATTGATATCTTTGATGATCTTATCAAGATTCTCTTTGGTTATTGCACCATATTCACCTTTTGCAATATCCCAAAGAACATCTCCAACTTCATCACCATAGAATGAAGCAAGAGGTGGTTCCTTTGTGTAGTCAAGGATATTAATGAAAGTCATCTTCTTTTCATCATCCCACTTTGTAAGATATTCATTATCTTCATTAAAGATTTTTAAATACTCTTCCTTCGTGATTTCACGATGAGACATGATAACAGTTGGTGCAAGGTGAAGCTGACTGAATTCTTTCAAATCAGCTTCACTCTCTTGCATTACATATTCATCCAAAGCATGATCAATGTCGTCTTCCACTTCGAAGACATACCTCATGCGATATTGTGATAATGCTTCTAGCATTACAAGTTTCTTAGTCATGCGTATACCCTAAAGTTATGTGTGTCAACGAAATATTGCTTGGCATGGTCAATAGCATCATACTGATGACAACCATTCTCAAGTTCGAAACGGTCAACCTGAACGACTGTCTGATTGCGTACAAACTCATACACACAGAAAAGATTGTCACCATTCCATGTGACGAACTGATTCAACTTGTAGTCAGAACCAACAACCATGCGGTTGATGACAGCACTGTGAAAGTCGATAGGATGATGAATATCTTTTTCGATTTGCATTGGAACCTCCGTTGTCCGTATGAAAACCATACCATACCCATATATGGTGTCAAGCACTAATTTCCATAATACTCTTCTTTTTTTGTTTGATATTCCATGGCAAGAGCGTAAGCCTCTTCCTCAGTCCTGTTGGTGATATCAGCTTCGCTATAGACCTGTGACATAGCATCCTTCTCACCAACATTCAAAACGTAATATTGAATGTGAACTTTGCCACCAAAACATGTTGTAGATGCAACAATCTTTTTGATGAACTTCTGTTTGGCGTATCCAACATGCTTTTGAACATCACGGGTCCATTCATTGTCTTCAAATACCAAAGTTTCTGTGTCATACTCAATATGACAACGGGGAACCCAAAAGGTATGTCCTATGTCGTACTTGGTCTTGATATCCATACTCAATCTCCTATTTCAATCTCACAATCCCTAGTATATAGAAAAGAAAATGCATGTCAAGGGGAAAAAGATGAAAATAGTGCTTGACATCCTTTTTGAAGGGGTCTAATATACGTCCATACACACAAAGGGTGTGTTGCAAACAGTGAAAGAAGGGTTACATTATGAAGAACACCATCACCAAGCAGGATCGTATCGTCATTGCTCTCAAGGCTGGCGAGAAGCTTACCAAGGGTCAGATCAAGGCTCGTTATGGCATTGCCAATCCTCGTGCCACCATCTCTGATCTCCGCATGAAGGGATTCCCCATCTTCCTTCGTGAGCACAAGACCACTAAGGGGACCACCAACAAGTATGAGCTTGGCAAGCCTTCTCGTGCCGTCATTGCCGCTGGCTATCAGTATCTCGCCATGCAGAAGCAGGCTGGCTGATAAAATAAATCATAAAAGGGGGTTGACGCCCCCTTTTTTTATGCTATTATAGGTCATCAACAACGGAGGTTGTCATGGCAAAGCGCAAGACCGTAGAAGTTTCAGCTCTCAAGGATCAGATCAATTTCATGTTGGCTAACAGTCGTTGCTCTTTTGAGGGTCGCAAGTCCATGATAGTGATTCTGGAGAATGTCCTGATGGACACTAAGAACTACAATGGGTTTCGCTATCTTGGCGAAAAAGAAGTACCAGTTGGTGAAATTCCTGGTATTTTTGACAGCCAGTATGAAAAGAAGTCAAATCCTACTCAGGATGACTTGTTTTATCATGCAGATTCCACTCGTGTTTGCTACAACTGAAAAGGGGAAATATCATGGGTACTCGTGCAGTTTTCACGTTCAAGGATGATTTTGGTTCTCATGCTGTCTATAAACATTGGGATGGCTACCCAGAGGGTGCAGCTGAGTACTTGACCAAAGCAATCCCATTTTCATATGGATTGGGTAGGTACGAAGCTGATGACCTTTCAGCTGCTTTTGTCGCCGCAAACAAGAAAGGTGGTGGGGATGTGTATCTCTCACCATCTGTAGATGCTCATGGAGACCTAGACTACCATTACGAGTTGACTGCCGCAAAGACAAACGGTCAGTTGATCATTAGGGTGTTCCATAATGAAGTTACTTTCAAGGAGCTTTTCTATGGTCGCCTGAAAGATTTTGTTGACACCTACGGTAGTTCTGATACAAAGAAGATGTGGAATGAGTTGGACAAGTCACCTAACAAACTTTATGAAGGAGCCTGAACATGGATACCGTCACTTGCCTTATCATCTTTGGACCGTTGATCGTTCTGGCTATTGGCATGGCGATTGGTCTTGGCATCTTGCACTACACGGAGAATAACAATGTCTAAGGGTCTTTTGCTTCTGATTGGTGACAATCAAGGTATCTTCATTCCCCAAACCTTTGCTGAACGCTATTCAGATAATTGGAATCTGGGGAATTCTGATGCTCTGGATATTCTCAAGGAAGGTCCAGATCATCCTGAGTATTGGGAGTCATGGGAATGTGTTTTGAATGAAGCAACTCTCACAGATAATGATAACAATTTTTGGAGACTGCAACAAGACGGTGATCTATGGATGGTCTGTACTGAATTGATGAAGGATGAAGAGTATGAAAACTTCTTTGGTGTAGAAAGAGAGAAAGAAGATGAGAGATATTTTCGTTATTAGTGATACCCACTTTGGTCATGAGAACATCTTGACCTTTAAAGATGATGATGGCAATCCTGTACGCTCATTTGCTGATGCAGATGAGATGGATGCTCTTATGATTGAGAACTGGAACAAGACGGTTAAGGATACTGATATCGTCTATCATCTAGGAGATGTGTACTTTGATAAGGGGCATCAGGTTCTACCTTTCCTCAAAGGAAGGAAGCGTCTGGTGCTAGGCAATCATGATAATCCTAAGAGTGATCATCTGATGAAGAACTTCCAGAAGATCATGTTGCTCCGTCACTTCCCTGAGTTTGATTGCATTCTGACGCATGTTCCTATGCATGAGAGTGGAATATTCAAGGTCAACTACAATGTGCATGGTCATATCCATCAAAAGAAATCCCCGTCTGAGCGTTATATAAATTGTTCTGTAGAGGTGATTGACTACACCCCCGTAGCAATTGAAGACCTTATAAAAGGTAGATAAAAATGTCAATGCTTCCAGCACTTGTCTATAGCCGTGGTATGGTGGTTCACGAGAATTCTCCTTCTCATCATTATGAACATGATGATTTTCATCGTGAACCACCAATCGAAACTGTTATTGATTCAGATGATATCAAAGAAAAGGTGATGGATTATCTTGGTGCAGTGCTGGCTAGATGCTGGTATGACAAGAAGCTTATGGCTGGATTAGAATTGAATGCTCATAGGACACTTCGTCACTTGGGCATTCTTCTTCCTCCAGAGTTGGAAATCAAATTCGAAAAGGCAAATAAAGAGCGTCCTAAGCTTCTCATCTATGAATGGAACAAGGAACGTACATTCAAACGTAAGGTGTGTCATCTGCAAATGATAATGATGGCTGGGAGGTAAGAATGACTGATGATGAAGCAGATATGTATTATGACCGTTGGCTAGTTGCTAAGAACAGAATCAAGCAACTTGAATCTGGTGCTGGTGGCATCATGGAAATGAAGCAGACCATTGCAAACTTGGAAGAAGATGTAAACCATTACAAGGAAGATGCTCATTATGCCAATGGTGTTGCTGATCTTGCAATGAAGCATCGTGATGAAGCAGAAGCAAAGGTTGATGATCTTGAGGCTGAGATTCAACGCCTAAGATACAAGTGTGACATGCAAGCTAACATTCTTCGCCGCTTGACACCAGACAAGTTCCCTGATACACTGTTTATTAGTGGGGTTCTTGGTGAGCGAGATTTCAACAACATGCCTCAGAAGCTTCTTGTCGTTCCTGCATATGGCGTAGACTTTAGCTATATCTATGAGCGTACAGAAAAAACAACGGGACCAGAGTGGTAATATGGCTTACAGTACAACAGGCGATCATTTAAATAACAATCTTCTTTTCAAGTTGCTTGAAGAGCATGTCAGAAAAGAACTTCGAGCAGCATTAACACCTATGATTAATGAGGTTGTTGATAGCTGTATTGATAAAGCTATTGACAATATGGGCGTTACACTACATAGTTATTATGATAATACTGGTCTTGGAAATGTAATCAAGATCATTACGGAGAAAAAGTAATGGCTGGATACAAATCAAAGAAGCTAATGGCTGAAAGTAGGGAGAGTGAAGTGAGATATTCATTGGTAAGGATACATGATGGTGTTGGGGATTCTGGTCCTATGTCTCGAATACTTGATCCAGAAAATTATGAACCTATTGAAGATGAAACACGCCCCCGTGTGGGGTGTGGCATTCGTGTTGGTTCATACTATGGGCGAACATATGAAATGCAAGATTGGTGGCAGACTAGTCCTGTGTTGGAGATTCTTGAAGAGCGTGAAGACTATGTGAAGTTTAAGACTCGCAATTCAGAATATGAATGGAAAACTTTTTAAATTATGAGAGATATTGCAATAGCAACAGCACAAAATCTATCATATGAGCAAGTTGAAGTTTGGTGCAATTCTCTAGATGCATCTGGCTTTGATGGGCTCAAGATTGTTGTTGGCAAGAATCTCACTCGTGATACTGTTGATAGAATCATTAGCAAAAAGAATTCTATCTTCAATAGCTATGAAGATGAAAACAATACCAGTGTCTATGTAAATAGGTTCTATCAGTACTGGAATATTTTAAATAATTTTTCTCCTGATAATATTAGGTTCGTGATAGCAACAGATATCACTGATGTTCTTTTTCAAAAGAATCCTTCTATATGGTTGGAAAAGAAATTAAGTCTGTATCAGAAAAATGTCATTGTTGCTTCCACTGAGGGTATCAAGTATCAACATGAACCATGGAATAACCGAAATATGTATGCTGCATTTGGTTCTGATATTCATTCCAAGCATAAGGACAATGTTGTTTATAATGCTGGAGTGATGGCTGGATATTTTGAATATATGAAAGACCTTTTTCTGAATGTTTATCTGATATCCAAGGGTGCGCCAGCCTATGTTGATGGTGGTGGTGGACCAGATCAGGCTGCATACAATATAGCAATCAATTCGTCTGCATATAAAAATATTGTAAGGTTTGCTCCTTTCTCTGATGCTTGGACTGCACAATTGGGTGTCAGTGGACCATCCCAAAGAGAAAAGTATGGTGATAACATTTTAGAGCTTGCTTTTTCTTTAAAAGATGGTATGATATGTAATAGTGCTGGTAAATCGTTTACGATTGTTCATCAGTATAATCGTATTTCTGATTGGGCATCAATCAAGGACAAATATGTAGGAGTATGAAATATGAGCGTCAAAAGTTTCATGGATGAATTGAACTTGCAGTACCATGTGAAAGCAATTAGTATTGGTCTTAGCTATATGGCTATTGCTGTTGGGGTTGTTTCTGCTTTAACAATTATTATTACCACAATTATCAATTTGTTTGGATTACAATCTATATTTATTATGATAATGGTTTTTGTTATATGTTTGTTTGCATGGTTGTTTGGTGACATGCATATAAGTAATAAAAAATGGGATAAAGAAAGGAAGAATAAACAATGACAACATGGAAAGTTTCAACAAAATATAAGAAATCCATTAATGAAAAGCAATCTTGGACTAAAGATGGCAAAACCATATATTATACTACTGGTTGGCGTTGGGGCTATGCTCGTTATGCTGAGAAGCCTGATGTTGATGAAAATATGAAAGATGATGAAGAAGTAAACATCTATGATCTTGGTGATGTGATTGATCATTCTTTTGATGATGGTTGTTGGGCCGATTGGGAATTTCCTGATGATATGGATGAAGAAGAACAAGAGAAAATTGAAGAAGCCTATGATGAGAATTATGATGATGGTCTTCTTGAATTGGGTTGGGATTGTGACGACACAGAAGTTTGGTTTTCTGGTCCTTTAGAAGTTGAGGAAGAAAATGATTAATATTCTTATAGCTATTCCATCAAAGACACCAAAAACAGAGACACTAGAAAGTGTTTTCAATTTGACTGTGCCTGAAAATTGTAAATTGAATGTGAAGTTTTATGAGGGGAATAAAACTGATATTTACAATAAAGTGGCACAAGAAGTATTTGACTCCTATGATTATCTATTTTTTGTAGACAATAATATCAAGTTTGAATCAGATGTTTTGACTAAGCTTGTTGCTCATAATGTTGATATTATTACTGTAGCTATTCCTCAAAAATTGAATGATAAGTATCTACTTGAAATTTTTGATTTGAATGGTGATCCTTATAGGTTCGAAGATATTTTTAAAAATACTTTGACTAAAGCAAGTGCTATTCCTATGGTATGTTGTTTGATAAAGAAAACTGTTTTTCAAACCATAAGTACACCGTATTTCAAAGATATTGAAAGTATTCCTTCTGACTACAGATTTTTTGTCACTGCTAATGTTGAATATAATTACAATCTCAATTTGGATGCATTTATTCAGTGCAGTAGAATTGGTGATTATGAATTCAAGATCAAGCATATGTCATATCCAGAAGCAAGGTTCCGTGAACTTTATATGCAAGATTTGCTTCCAGTTTCTCATAGAGAATATTTGAGCAAGTTAAAAGATGAAGGATATCAACCAAAAGTAATTTATGATATTGGTGCATGTGTTCTCCATTGGACAAAGAAAATAAAGGAAACTGTTTGGAATGATTCGCAGTTCTTTTGTTTTGAAGCAATGGAAGAAACTGAATTCTTGTATAAGGAATTTGGTGTTGATGGATATTACAATGGCGTCTTGACTGATACAGATAATAAATTTGTTGATTTTTATAAAAGTATTTTTTCTCCTGGTGGTAATTCATACTATCTAGAAAATCAAGAAATATCTGGTGGAAATTATTATGGTGATGGTAATAAATTTAGTGTACGTGGAATGTCACTTGATACCATTGTTCATTTTAATAATTTTCCTTTGCCAAATCTTATCAAGATGGATGTTCAGGGTGCAGAACTTGATATCATCAAGGGGGCAACCAAGTGTCTGCAACATGCAGATGACCTTATTCTTGAGTTGCAAGATGTAGATTACAACATGGGCGCACCAAAGTCTAAAGAAGTGATTGAATATATGCGTGGAATAGGATATGAACTTGTTGGAACAACTCCATTTTGTTTGGGTGCGTTTGATGCTGATTATCATTTTAAAAGGATGAAGTGAAAATGAATCGTAGAGCATTTTTTAGTTTTCTTCACGCTGCTCCAATTGGTATGTTGATGGCTGCGGAGGCTATGGCAAAAGCACCTCCAGCATCAATGGCACCTGATAAAGCATTGATGACTTTGGCTGCACATAAGCCACCGCCTCCACCGCCTCCTCCTCCAGTAAAGTATCCTAAGTGGAATGAGTTCTCAATGAGTATTCCAAAAGAATATGTCGATAATTATGTTACCGTTGGTAATTGGCCTACCAATAACAAACTGACTATTGGTAAGGGTATGGAAGTAGAAGC